TGCATTACAATTCAACGGAACCGGTTCATATGTAAAAATAAAAAATATTATAGATTATAACAAAAATATAAAAATATCAACTACGTTTAGAATTAGTACAGGTATGGATTCTCAAAAACCTTATGATGAATTGACTCTATTTTCTATACCTGGATATGATATGACACTTACTGCCATTGATATATTTGGTACATATAAATTTGAATTATTTGATTATAAAAGAAAAGTGTATTCAATTACTACTAAAAAACTACCAATACATTCAACCAATATTACAATAGAAATAGATGCAGAACAAAGTTTAGTAAATGTAATACAGAATAGAGAGATTATAGGTTCGTTTAATTATAATAAAAAATTATTTAACTATTCAAAAGAAGAGTGGATTTATATTGGAATTGCAAACCCATATAGAGGAAATAATCTAAAAGAATTTTATGGTTGGATTGGAGAATTTAAAGTATGGAATGATTCTAAAAAAATAATAGATTTAGATATTTCTAATTATAAAAACGGAATCGTCCAAAATAAATGTAACGGAGAAAATTGTGAAGTATTTTCTTGTAATTTAATAAAAACAAATGAAAGTAAATACGAATATATACAAATACCAAAAAAGAGAAAGGGTATATTTAAATTATTAGAACATAAAAATAATGGATTTATCAATGGAAAGTGGGAAACAATATTAACCAGGTATAATCAAATAAAATTTACAAATAAAGATAATAAGACAGGCCTTTCCGATTTAAAATATGGTATAATAGAAAAAAACAATAACTCTTTAAAAGTAAATTAAAATGAAAAATTTTTATCACATTGATACAAAAGAAAAATTAAATAAAGTTGGATGTGGATTTTGTTTAGCAAAATGGACACAAGTTACAATCCATCTACAAACCGGCCGAACACATTCTTGTCATCATCCTGATACTCATATAATACCATTGGATGAACTTGAAGAAAATCCAACCGCATTACACAATACACATTTTAAAAAACAAAAAAGAAAAGAAATGTTAGAAGGGAAACGTCCTTCCGAATGTGGTTATTGTTGGAATGTAGAAGACAATTCAAAAGAATTTTCAGATAGAATATTCAAATCCACAGAGACATGGTCATATCCATTTATGGATGAAATTAAAAATTTAGATTGGAGAGATGATTATAACCCAAAATATGTAGAAGTTGCTTTTAGTAATGCATGTAATTTTAAATGTTCTTATTGTGGGCCTTCGTTTTCTTCACAATGGGTACAAGAAATTGAAAAATATGGGGGATACCCAACATCTGGTAATTTTAATTCAATAGAAAATCTTATAAAAGAAAATAGAATGCCATTTAAACAATCGGAATATAACCCGTATGTGGGTGCATTTTGGAAGTGGTGGCCTGAATTATATAGAGATTTGGACACATTTAGAATAACAGGTGGAGAACCACTTTTATCAAAAGATACGTGGGAAGTATTGGATTATATAATAAATGAAAAAAATCCAAATAGAGAATTAAAACTCGCAATTAATTCCAATTTAGGAGTACCTGATAATTTGATAGATAAATTTATTGAAAAAATAAATAAAATTGAAGATGAAGGAAGGGTTAAAGAAATAGTAATATTTACATCCGTTGATGGTTGGGGTGAACAAGCAGAATATGGAAGGCATGGATTGATTTTTAATAAGTTCTGGGATAATATTAATAAAATACTACAAAAATGTCCAACAGTTACCATTGGGATAATGAGTACATATAATGCATTATCCGTTTCAAGTTATCATAAATTAATTGATGCAGTAAATTGTCTAAAAATGGATTATGCATCTGCTCAACGTGCATGGACAACTCCACTAATTTTAGATGCATCATTTTTAAGACATCCACTACATCAAACGGTTCAAATATTACCATATGATTTTTCAAAAATTGTTAAATCACATTCAGAAAGAGCAGAAAAACTTAGAGAAGTATTTCATACAAATATTAATGACAATGGTGTTAGTTATGGTTATGGTGATGTAGAAATTTCAAAAATGCAAAGAATTTATGATTGGATGATATCCCCACAAGATGAAATTAAACAAATGAAAAATAGAAAAGATTTTTATAAGTTTTTCAGTGAACATGATAAACGTAGAGGAACTAATTTTTGCAAAACATTTCCTGAATTAGAAGAATTTTATCATTTTTGTAAAAATATCACAATATAATGAGAATATTAATTATAGCAACAGTTAGAACCGGTGGGTACAATTTATGTGAATGGTTATCACTGGAATTGGGATATAAAATGATTCACGAACCAATAAGAACTAATCAATTTATTGGTGATGATAATATAGTTGTTAAAGTTTTAATTAATGAAATTGAGAATAATATTGAACAAATTAATTTATCAAATTGGGATAAAATAATTGGTTTGAAAAGATTAAACGTATCTGATGCAGCTGAAAGTTTTTTGATAGCAAAAGAAACGGATGTTTGGCATCATAAGAAATATTCAATTGATAAAGATTGGATTATCCAAAATAAAAATACAATCAAGGATTGTAAAAACCGGTTGGAGTATAGTTACCAACAATTGGATAGTATAAAAGAAATAAAATTACATATAACCTATGAGGGGATATATGAAACTGGAAAAGACATTGAAAAATTGAAAAATTATTTGGGATTAGTATCAATTAATTTTGAAGATTTATTAAATATAAAAAATAAATTGAGGATAAAATAATGAAAATAGCTATTTGTTTAAGTGGACAATTAAGAACATTTAAAACAACATATCCCGGTATAGTAAGATATTTTGATTCACCTAATACCGATTATTTTATTCATACTTGGTCTGCAAATACTTGGCATAAAACAAATAAAGAAAAAGTAATACCACATATCCACACCCAAATTGATAAAAGTGATATAGATTTGGCAATTGAACTTTTTAATCCAAAAAAATATCAAATAGATAAGAATAAAATATTTGATGTAGATGTGTCACAAAGTCAACAATACTCCGCATTAATGTGCAACAATATTAAAAAAAAATATGAAGATGAAAACAATTTCAAATATGATATTGTTGTAAAATGTAGGTTTGATTTGTTATGGCCCGTAAACAAAATTTTTGAAACAAAGAATTTTCAAAAAAATACTGTTTATTTTTCTTATATAGAACGAACAAAATTTCCTGAATTTCCAATGGCAATGGATAAAATGTATTATGGAGATAGTAATACAATGGACAAAATATCAGAAATATATTATTTTACGGAAAATTTAATTTCAAAAGGAATCAAAACTAAGATAATTGAACCAGAACCGGCTTTATATAAATTTTGTAATGATTTGCAAATTGAAATTATAGAAAGATACAATCATGAAATAATAGTAAGAAAACAAGCAGAAGGACTGAATCACATAACTGATTTTGAAAAGATTAAACAAATACATTTAGATTTTTTTAATATGAAAAAACCTGATAAATTAATATAAATTTGGTAATGTCAAAAATTTGTCGTATATTAGAGTATTATAAACAATTAAACTTTAAACTATGAAACAAAAAACAGAACAAGAATTAAAGGCCAATTACGATAGATTCATTGGACTTATTAAGAAATACTTTACAGGTGAGAGATTGGAGAAATTACTCCAAATGTATTCCGAAAAAGAATTGGGAATCAATCTTACATTATCGGCAGCATCGGGTTCTAAACATTATCATAACGCATATGTAGGTGGATATATAGACCACATCTTTAATGTATGTAAGAATGCACTTAAAATGAGAGATTTGTTTATTGCACAAGGTGGTGAAATTGACTTTACCGATGAGGAATTAATATTCAGTTGTCTACATCACGATTTAGGTAAATTGGGTATTAAAGGGGAATTACACTATATTCCAAATCAGGAAGAATGGTCTCAAAAGAAATACGGAACCCTATTTGTTAGCAATGAGAAAATATCTTATATGACACTAACTGATAGAACATTTTATACATTGAATCATTATGGTATTACTTATAATGAGAAAGAATACTTTGCAATCAAACTTACTGATGGTATGTATGACGAAGATAATCAAAAGTATCTAAAAGGACATGACCTCAAAAAACAATTAAGATATAAGTTACAATTTATCATGCATTGGGCAGACCATATGTCTACAATCATTGAAAGACAAGATAACGTAATTTAATGACATAGTTTCCGATTTGTAACAAAGTAAGGGTAGTTTTGTCATAACTTTGTAACGGAGTAGTGGGTGGTATGGTATTTGGACTATATGGGTATTATTAACTAAAAACATTTATTATGTACATGATTGATTACAGTAAATTATTTGAAGAGTTCTTTAATGAACCAAAAACAACAACTTATGTCCCAAACAAATTTGCAGTGGACATTAAAGACGAATCCGCAAGTATTGCATTATCGGTATTAGGACACGACCCAAAGGATATTGAAATTAATTGCTTTGAGGACAGAATTGAAATTAAAGCTAAAAAGACACAAGAGGATAAAGAAAATCCATTTAATCAATTAATTTCAGACATTGAAGAAAGAGTCCAAATTGGTAAAAACTTTGATGGTAGAAAGGCCAAAGCCGAAATTAAAAATGGTATTCTCTTAATTATCATTGAAAGAAAAGAAGAGTCCAAACCAAAAAAATTAACCCCAAAATTAGGTTAATTCAGTTATTTTTCGTATATTACAAAGGTAGGAGTTTAATCACTTCTACCTTTTTTTATTAATTAGAAATACTTATTATTATGATATACAACGAAAAAATACAAATGTTATTGGAATCTTTAGACGGAAAATTAAGGATTTTACAAAATGGAATTTCTGGTGCACAACAAATGTCACCAACAGAAGCACACACTACTTTAGATGATGCAAGAAAAGTAGTAGAGCGTATTTCCGAATTAACACGAATTAATAGATAAAATGAATTGGCTTAAATGGTTAGTCGGAATTTCTGCACTAATTATCGCCGGATGTGCAGCTTTTTTCTCCGTAACAGGGTTAGGGGTACTATTTAGTGGTGCTGCAGCGTCAGTAATGGTGATGGCCGGTGCATTAGAGTTTGCTAAATTAGTTGCTGCAACCTATTTAAAACAAGAATGGGAAAACATTAAAGGATTTAATAAGTGGTATTTAACATCTGCAGTAGGTTTATTAATGATTATTACATCTGCAGGTATATTTGGTTATTTATCCAATGCATTTCAACAACAAAATCTTAAATTACAACAGGTAGATAGAGAAATTGCTGTTTACACTACAAAAATTGGTACAAATGATGCACAAATTACTCAATTAAACACTCAATTGGGTCAGTTATCCTCAACACAAAACACTATTTTAGACAAAGGTAAGGTAAATAGTAGACTTTTACGTTCAATTGACAATAAAGATAGACAGGTTGCAACCATAAACAAAAAAATTAGTAGTTTACAAGACGATAATGCTAAAAATAACGATGAAATTAATAAAATCAAAATTGCTAACTTAGATTTAGAAAAAGAAGTTGGCGGATTTCGTTTTGTTGCGGAAGCATTTGGTATGGAATTGAAAAATGTTGTAAAATTCTTCATATTTTTGATTGTGATTGTGTTTGACCCATTGGCGGTAGCACTTATTATTGCATTCAATGGTTTAATTGAAACTAAAAAACAAAGACAAAGAAGACTTTTGGGTGAAATGGTAGAATATGACGAAAAATTGGGATTATATGATGATTTAATGGAAAAAAATTACCAAATTTACGGAGATGGTGGAAAATATTCTACAAAAAAAGATGAAGATGAAGTTATAGTGAAAAATATTCTTAACGAAAACAAAGAAAATGAGAATTACAAAGAAAATGAAAATTCAATTGTTAGGATTCCTATTGATTTGGATGGTGATGGAACAATTGATGGGTATGATACGAACAATGATGGGATGATAGATGAATGGGCCCCAGAAGGACATAGGGAAAGAGAATTAAACAAAAGAAGTGGATTTCCATATTACGCAAGACCTGGATTTGACTGGGATGATAAATCAAAGTGGATAAATGACCAAAATGCTGTAAATTATTGGTTAAAGTACAAAAAACCACAACAAGATGATTTAATTAAAACTTATTAATTATTTGGTAGTTTAGAATAATTTTCGTATATTACAAATATGAAAAAATACGCATTATTTATAGGAAGATGGCAAACATGGCATAAAGGACATGAGTGGTTAATCAATCAACAATTATTAAAAGGAAAAAATTGTTGGGTTGCAATTAGAGATGTACAAAAGGATGAAAACAATCCAAAATCAGCACAAGAAGTTTTACAAGAATTACAAAATGAACCATTTTTTAGTCAAAATTGGGATAAGATTTTATTATCAATAATTCCAGATATTGAAAGTGTAAATTATGGTAGAGCGGTTGGTTATGATGTTATTTATCACACACCACCAAAAGAAATTGAACAAATTAGTGGAACGGCAATTAGACAAAAATACATTGACTCAAATGGTGATGTAATTGTTTACAATATAGATACCGAAGATGATAGTAGAGCGTAAGAGACACATTGCTAAAACCATTTCATATCGTATTTTAAGTACCTTAATTGGTTTCTTATTAATGTGGTTGATAAGTGGTTCAATTAAAGTTGGAGCAGCATTTGGAGTAGTAGAATTGATTTATAAACCCATACAATACTATATACACGAAAGAGTTTGGTACAAATGGATTAAATACGGATTAAAAAAATAAAATATGAAATTAATAGTTGACAAAGGTTCAAACGGACTAACAACAAAAGAGTTTGCGGAGTATCTAAAAACTCCTGTATTAAAGTCGGAAATAACTCAACAAGAAGCAGATGAGTTAAGAAAACAATTGGAGCAAGGCCTGACTGACTATCCTGGTTTAGGTATTTCAGCAACACAATTGGGAATTAAAAAGAGAGTTTGTTATATTAAACTTGGTGAAGAAGAATTATTTTTGGTAAATCCAATTATAAAAGAAAAATCAAAAGAAGGATTTCTTTTTATGGAAGGATGTTTATCCATTCCATCGTCACTTACAAAACCAACGAGAACTATCCGTGCAACCAAAGTTGTTGTAATGACTGATAATTTGGGTGAATTAACTTTTGAAATTAATCCAGAAGGTGATAAAGTGAATGAATCAATTTCTAAAGAAACAATGATGACCGTTATAGTACAACATGAAATAGACCACTTAGACGGAATTACAATTAAAGATAGAGTTTATACTACCACTTTTGTCAAAAAAGTTAATTATGGTAGAAATGACAAAATCGTAATGAAATCAAAAGAAGGAGAAATGGTGGAAGTGAAATACAAAAATGCAAACAAATACTTTTTAGAAGGATACGAAATAGTTTAATATGATATATACAATACTTACATTACTTATAATTGCATTACTATATGTAGTTTATAATCTTCTTCAAAAATTAGAAAAATATGAAGATGCATACGAAGAAACACAAAAATTTATACAAACAGAAATTGAAAGAAACGAAGCATTACTGGAGGCATTAAGACTAATTGATAGTCGTGAAATGTTTGAGAAGGATGATGAAGTTGGTTCTATATTTTATCAAATCAAAGAAACAATAGAAAAATTCAAACAACAAAAAAATGGCAACTAGAAAGAAAAGAGGGCCGAACAGACAATATTTTCCAAAAGATACCGAAGATGCAATCATTGAGTATAATTTAACTAATGACCAATATATTAAAGATAAACTATATAGAGAAAGAATTGCATCTGCATTTGAAAAACTTGCAGAGATAGTTTATAATAAATGGAAGTTTACTTATTTTGATGATGACCCAAAGGATGTAATGGCAGAGGTTGTTGCGTTTATGATTGAAAAGATTCATATGTACAAAGCGGGTAAAGGTAAAGCATTTTCTTATTTTACTATTGTTGCCAGAAACTATCTTATTTTAAATAATAATGCAAATTACAAACGATATAAAGATACGGATGTGATGTCTGGATTACCGGAATCATTTGATACTGAGAATAATTTTAGAGAGGAGGAACGAAATGATGAGTATAGAACATTTAATATTAGAATGTTAGAATATTGGGATAAACATTTGGAGAATTACTTTCCAAAGAAAAGAGATATGCAAATTGCGGATTCGGTATTGGAATTATTTAGAAGAGCAAATTACATAGAAAATTTTAATAAAAAATCATTGTATCTACTTATTAGAGAAATGACCGGACATCCAACTCATTATATTACAAAAGTTGTGAACAAAATGAAAGAAAAACAAATGGCACTTTATAATGAATTTGACAGAGAAGGTGATATAAAAATTTAACTTTATAACATAAGAATATTTATTACAAAGAAACAATATGAATCAATTGATAAAATTAGAGTCTATTAACTGTTGGGCAGGTAGTTTGGGAGTAATGGTATGTGACGAAACCGGTGCACCAATACTGGAAGAATCCAAATCATGGGAAAGTATATCTCCTGAATTTTTTCAACAATTGTCTGCAGAGGATAAAGAAAAGGTCAACGAATTAATTAATAAAGGTAAAGAACAATAATGGCAGCAGAATTTCAATTATTTGATGGTAAAAATTTATCATCATTATTTAAAGATATATACGATAATCAATTAAACAAAAAGAAAAACATTTCGGATTTAATTGAATCACTCCGTAAACTTATTCGTAACGTAGGAGAGGCAACGGTCATTGCACCTATTATAAAGGACTTAATAGAGGTGTCGGTTAAGAATGATGACCACTTAATTAAACTTGCAACCATTGCACAAAGACTGGCTTCTGCGGAGGCCAAAGGTATTGGTGAGGATGGTTGGTTAAGTGAACATGAAAAATTACAATTATTAAACGATTTAGACGATACTATAAACGAAATACAAGAAACGGCAAAAGAGAGAATGACGGATATTGAAATTGAGATTGAAGAAATTAAAACAAAGTTATAATGGAAACATTTTTAGCAAGAGTTTTAAAAGTATATCCAACCAATACACCATTCTATGAAAGGGTATCTGGTAACACACCGGTATATAATCAAAACAAAGACTTTGTAGTAGAAGATGCAAGATTGTATGGTGCAATAACCTATGCATATGAAAATGAAATAGTAGAAGAAGATTATGCTTTTCCATTTGATAAGAATAACTTTACATTTCCGATAAAGGGAGAAACTGTAACAATTATAAAAATAGAAGGTGAAACTTTTTATTTACCATATTCAGTAACCACTTATGCCAATTATAGAGAAAAGGTAAGATTGAAAATAAGTGCAGAGGAGATAGATAATTCTATTGATACAAATACTGCAAAAGATTATAACGAAATACAAAAAACCGGAGGTGCAAATAAAAATGTTCCAAATAAAACTAAAGAAAATAGTGGTGGATATGATATAAACGAAAAAATTAAGTTTTTAAATCCAAAAAATGGTGATACTATTATAAGTGGTAGAGTTGGTAACACTATTCGTTTTAGTGAATTATTTTTAACCGAAGATGGAAAGTCATCATCACCTGGTATTTTCATTCGTAATAAACAAAACCCTGAATTAGATGTAAAGTCAATTGGAACATTAGTTGACGAAGATTTTAATAAAGATGGTACGTCAATTTATATTACTTCCAATAAAACAAAAATTCCTTTTAAAGAAACCACTAAAAAACAAAAAGTTGCATTCAAAGATTTTCCATCTTCGGATAAACTAAAAGGTGACCAATTATTTGTTAATTCGGATAGAATCGTTTTATCTGCTAAAGCAAAAGAATTTATTATATTTGGTAAAAGTAACACCGGAATCATAACCGATGGTAGATTCACAGTAGATTCACAAGGTGATACCCATATTCAAAGTAATAGTAATATTGTTTTACAAACAAATAGAAATATAGTTTTAGGAACAGATGGTACAGGTAATATTTGGTTGGGTGGTGTAAAACCAACAACCAGTCAAGCTGGAGAGGATTTTCAAAAAATGGTAATGGGTGGTGAACTTATAAAAATATTAGAAGATTTAATAGATGAGTGCACAAAAATAATAGTACCAACTCCGGTAGGCCCATCAAGTAATCCGGTAAATTCTTCGGCATTTAAAGCAATAAAAGGTAGATTAAAAACCATTCTTTCTGCAAGAAACTATTTAAGTAAATAATATGTCTTGGTTAATATATAAAATAAATGTATTACAATCATTGGTCACATTTCAACATGCAAAAGATACAGCAGGCATGTCCGATTTTATTGCACAAGAGTACGATAAGTGTATAAAAAGAGGTGGTGATATGATTTATGGAGTTCCTGTTATCAATGGAAATGTGACGGGTATGGCAAAGGTTATTAAAGATGCATTGGATAAGGGAATTGCTTTGGGTGGAGAAAATTATAATTTTTTAGCAGAAATATATCCTACTGCATTTGACGAATATTGGTTGGGTGCAGAAATGGCCCCAATACCTAATTTTTTATTAAAACCATTGGGTTGGCCTTCTACACCACCTGCACCAGGAACAATTAAAAACATCGGCCCTAATCCACTTTATTTAGTATCTTGGGCGGCATTAAATAAAACATTAAAAGAGGCATTAAAAAAAGTGGTAGATGATCTTAAAGAAAAAACAGTAAACATACCACCCATAGGAGAAGTAAAAGTTTATGATATGGTTGTTAAGATAATTAAAAAAGAATTTGTTGATGATAGAATTAAAAATCATCCAATCATTAAACAATCGGTTGATTTATATAAAAAATATGAAGAAGCAAAAAAGAAAAAACCATCCATAGGTTCACAAATTAAAAAGGCGGTTAAATTTCCATTTCCAGAATTGCCCAAACGAAGTGAAATAATAAAAAAGGCCGAAGATAAATTAATAGAAGAGGCCACTAAGATTATAGAAGAGACTATCATAAAACCAATTGAAGAAACTATCTTAACCCCAATCATAGCCACTATTGAATCTGCAGTTGCCATTGCAGAAAATATACCAAAAAAACCTACAAAAGAGGAAATTAAAAAATTTGTAAGAGACACTATTGATGGTTTGATACCTGAAATTGAACTACCTGGAATATCAATTCCTAAGATTCCTACCAAACAAGAATTAAAACAATTGATAAAAGAAAAAATTCCAACAAAGGAAGAATTGAAGGCAATGGCATATGATTTGATAAAAGATAAAATTCCAGAAATACCAAATATATGGTTCGTTCCACCAACATTTGTATTTTCATATCCAACAAATATGTTATTAGACCCATTTGTTAATATTGCAAAATTCCATTTAATGGGAGTTAGTGGAACTATGTCGGTTATGGCACAATATCCACCACCTGCACCACCCGCACCTGCAATATTAAATTGGGCAGGCTACAGAGTTATTGGATAAATTATTAAATCAAATATTTATTACTAAACATATACAAAACAATTATTATGAAATCAGAAATTTTATTAACTTTAATTAAAGAAGTTGTTAAAAACGAAGTTAAGTTACAAGTAAAAGAAGA